AGAAATCATCTCGAAGGTGCATTTATGAGTTGCCGTGCGGACCGTCCGGAGATCGAGATCGATGCCTGAACGGGTCTTGTGCACAAACCATTCACTACCAACTTTAAATTTTACTTTGTCATCAAAACTGTCTGAAAAAGAATTAAGTAAATTTGATTTATGTGTAGCTTCTAATTGATTTCTATAAGCTGAAGTCTCTGTAAAAAATCCTTTTTCTAATTCTGTTGGTTCAAACTGACCTAAATTGTTTTTTGTAATAAATTGCTTTAATTCATCAGCATAAAATCTGTCAAAAGCACCTTCACTAATATCGTTAGCAATTCCTTTATCTCCGTATGCTTTAAGTAAGGCATCACTAAATTGAGAAGCATAAGCATTTAAACTTAATTCTTTATATTTCTCTAAGTAATATGGATTAGCTGTTGGCTTAATCTTACCTTGTGAAATTGCTGTTCTAAATTTTGTTTTAAGTTCTGCATGGTCTTTTATGGCTTTTGCAGATTGTTCTTTCTTTTGTTTTAATTCAGAAGTTACAATCATTTGACTACCTGTGCCTCTTACAAAATTATCTAATGATTTTAAAAAATTTGCAGTACCTTGTGGAAGTGGTTCAGTTTCAGGTCTATAAATTAAGTTAAAATCTCTTGATAGAACTAAAGGTTCTGCTTCTTTTAAGTTTAACTCAGGTGTTTTTCTTGTAGCCATTAAGTGTAACCCCTATATCTTTTTGCCATTCTCTTATTTCTTCTCTTTTCTGCTCTAGTCATTAGACCTGCTTTTGCTTTTTGATTTTCTAAAGAATAATAAGTATCCGCCATATTTAATGCGTGAGTAGCAAACAATAGACCTGGATTTGGTGGAGTTTCATAAGTCAATTGACTTTGTTCTCCAAATTGAATGGCTTCTAAATTTCTTTCAAATTGAGAAATATTAACATTCATATTATTAACTAAAGCATTTCTGTAGTTACCTTCAGTTCTATAATAATCTCTCATTAATAATTCAGTTGAACCTGATATAGCTAAACCTGCACTACCTGCTTCAGTAATAAATTGACTTCTAACTTTTCTAGCTTTTAATGTAGCTATATAATCTGCTCTTGCAGATTTTTGTAATTCTTGTCTAATTTTTAATTGTTCAGCAGCATATCTTTGAATTGCATTTGCTTTAGCAATTTCATTTTGTCTCTTTTGTGCTTTATAAACATTTTCTTGATTTTGTTTATCTGCTTTATATTGAGTGATTTGTAGACCTGCACTAGCAATTTGCATTGCTACCATAGCCGCTTGTGGATTACACATTGTTTATTCTTATAATTTCGTAAAAAGGTTTTTGTAAAACCCCATAATTTGTTTTCCTAATAAATTTAAAACCACACCATTTTAACCATTTGATGTGAAGTTGATTTCTACAATCAACAAAGTTCCATAAAATTTTATATTTTGTATTTAAAAATTGAATAACTTCTCTACATTGTTTTAGAAAAGCTATTTGAATTTTAGTTAAATCTTTTGTAGCTAAAAGCCAAATACCACCAACACCATTACCACAATCATCAACTCCAAATATTCCTACTGGTTTATTTTTTGAATTAAAAATCGTAAAAACTATGGCAGAATTTTTAAATCCTTTTAGTAATGCTTCGTATGGTATTAAACCACTTCCTGCTAAAATTTCTTGCTTATCTATTTTTCTTAATCTTGGTGCTAAGTATTTTATATCTTCAAGAGTAGTTAATTTAAAAAAATCAAATCCTCGCTGATGATGTAACATAATAGCCTTGCCAACTCGCATTAATAAAGTTTGAAGGTAAATGACTATCGTTCTTTAAACTTACAGTAAGTTTGTCATTTTCAGATTGTACTGCAAATTTAAAATCACCATCTTCAAGACCTACAGTTCCTAATGCTCCACTTCCTGTAATTAATCCTGTAAATGTTGCAGTTGATGTATCTCGACCAACTGGAACAACTTCTGTCGTGAAATATCCTGTATCATTATAAGATACGTCCCAATTTCTTATTTGAAGTCTTCCTTCTTTAACTGAAATTCTACTTCCTGCACTGTCTGCAATTTGAATAAATTGTTGTGAGAATACAAATGAAAATTCATATTGTTCACCTATCCATAAATTAGCACTGGAATAATTACCTGAAATAGTAATATTTGTGCCTGATTGTGAAGCTGTAGTAATTGATTGTCCTGCTGTATTTGAACCACCAACTCTACCTACAACTTTCATTGTATTTGTTATGGTATATGGAAGTACAATTGTAGTTAAATCTGTTCCTGCACTATAAGAAACTGTAACTCCTGTTGTGTCATCTTGTAATTTTCTATCAAGATACGTTAGATAAGTTGCTGAAGCATCTACAACAGCAGGTGAAATATCTATACTTTCTAAATAGACACCATCACTTCTTTCATTAACTATATATAAAGTGTTTTCTATAAAATCCACGTTTAGAATTTTGTCTGTACTTGAAGTTCCAAAAGTCCATTTATGCCAGGCACTTTGTAATCTTTTTCTGTCAGAAACGTAATATTGATAAATATATAAAGCATTTTGGTCAGCACTATTTGAAGATAATGCTACTAAAATGTTTTCATTAGTTGCAGAAGCAAGTTTAAAAATATTAGAAGGCAAATACTTTGGGACATTCGCAGTAATATCGTCAGCTTTTTTTGTATCGGTATCAGATGCAATGTAAAATTCTCTAATTCCTGTATAACTTCCTTTGTTAAATGCAAAGAAGACATTAGCTCCTGCCCCGATAGGTTTAGATGTTGTTGATGTTTCAAATTCGGTTGTTGTATTAATTGATACATTTGAAGCTGTTAATGTTTGTCCACCCGTAAGAATAAACTGAGTTTGGTCTGAAAAGAGTAATAAATCTTCATCAAACGATATAGCATGTCGAAGTATCGCTACTTTTTTTGAAGTGGAAGCAACATCTACTGGGTCAGTGTCTAATGTTTGTGTAACTGTCTCATTAAAAAATTGAAAAAATTCACCACTTCTAGACATAATGACATTTTCATCAGCAATAAAACCTAATCTATTTTTATGAAAGAATATGTCATTGATTTTTTTACCAATAAAACTTGGGTCAGGAGAACTATCTAAGTCGCCAACTGTTCTTGTACCCCAAGAAGGTACATCATAATCTGTTGCTGAAATCGTATAAGTACTTCCATCAACTTGTGTAAATCTAAAATTACCGTCAGCAGTTCTTATTAGAACATGCGGCATTAAATCTTCATCAATAGTAGTTTTAGTTGCAGGTGCTACGGTTTCGTCCCAAACATCATTTGCTTCATCATATTTTACAAAATAATTATCAAATGAAGTTGTTGCATCACCAGTTACTTCAACAACCATGTTATTAATTGCAGGTGCAGGTAAATCTGAAAAGTTTTGTACTGTGTCTCCAACTATTTGGGAAGCATCATCTCCGTACCCATCACTGGCACTAACTGCTAAAGTTCCTGATGCTTTAATTATTGAGAAACTAGAGTTTCCAATTTTGGCTAATGTGATACCTGAAATTGTTCCCATTGCTGAAAACAATCCATCTCTAATACTTTCTGTATTTGTATTTGAACTAGTAAAATTATAAGTAGTTGCATCTACTGTAACGGAATACTTAGTTGAATTAATTCCTTGTAATACTGAATAAACTGCTTGTTCTATTTTGGCAGCCGAAGTTGTTGCCGCCATTGCCGCAGTTTTAGTTTTATTTAAAATATAAGTGTAATCGGCTACGGTTACACAAACAAAATCACTTTTTGGGTCTGACGAAGATAAATAATTTGTTGCATTGGTTTGACTAACTACAGTTTTCGCAGTTCCAGTTATATCGTAAACCGCTATTGTTCCATTAGTAAGAACTACAATGTACCGTTCACTTGTGTCCCGATTGATTGTATGCACATAAGAATTAGCCAATGATGAACCTGTTAATTTAGCTACATAAGTTGCAGGTGGTCTTTTTTTTAACCCCTCAACAACTGAGCTGAAACCATTAATTTGTTCTGTTGCCTGACTGCTCAGTCGCAGGATTTCAGGTTGCTGTGAAATCCCTTGAACCAAGTTTGGAATGGTTCTTGCTATTAAAGGCATCTCTATCTGTTAACTGTGTATGATTGTAAATAACTATCAAAAATATTATGTTCACCTGTTTCTGTTTCAGCTTGTTTTAATACAGCTAAACTTCTTGCTTCATCTTCAGATGAAAATTTATGAAGTGTGTTTGCTCCTAAAGTTCTATCGTGAAAAACTCTAGCACTTCTAATTGTAATATATCTTTTAGCTTGTTCAGGAATTTTTGAAAAATCTAAAAGATAGACAACATCATTGTCTTCAAAATCTTGGGTAAATGTATCTTCATTTTTTGCTAAGTTATATAAATAGTTATCTCTTTGAACAACATCATAAGAATATCTGTCATATCTAGAATTTAACTTAACTCTTAATACATCAGTACCAATTGGAATTTTATTATCGGTATCTCTACTTAAATCTACTTTATAATGAGAGTTCCAATGCCAACCCATTGACTGTACTTCTCTACAGATTTCATCTAAGACATTTTTAGCAGTAGTTCCATCAACAGGTAGAGTTCCTGTTAGTGAGTTCAAAGGTGCTTCACCTATACTACTAAGTATCGTATTGACTGCTTCTAATTCAGTTGTTCTAGTGACTGTTGTCATCTTCGGTCAAGAACTTCTTAATTTTTTTGAGCAGTCTACAAAACCAACACATCATTTAATTGTTCTCTTAAAAATTTTACCACAGGCGAAGATTGTCTGTGTTAATCTCTCCGCCTGTAGTGTGTGTAATAAAATTAATTATTACGCAGTTTTAATTGCAGCACATGCTTCAGGTCTAAGATAATTAGAACCTAAAAGTAGTCTTGCTGTCATTAACGTCCCAAGTCTGCGACTGTCCCAAGAGCTTTCAACAACTAAATCTTTCATTTTAACTGTTCCTACTCCTGATTTGTGGAAAATAACTGCTACATGGTTTTGACCATCGTGAGCATAAGTATTATTTTCACCTGTCACTGCCGATTGAGTTGTAAAAGCATCTACAGCAGAGTTACTTTTAATAACTGGAACTCCACCGATACTAACAACTGTACCTGCTCCGAAATCACTTGGTCGTCTAGAGAAATCTCTAGAAGTTAGCTTATCAACATTACACAATTGGTAATATTGGTCGGGCTTGACCACAATGAAACGGTCTGCGCTTGGTATGTCTTTTTCATCTAATACTTGGATACACTCAAAGATACTATCTATAAGTGATGTAGCACTAGTGTCTGCATCTGCATCTATTAAATCTTTGCCACCTTGTGTGACACCCGATATAGTTGCTGATGCTTGTGAACCATGAACAACTAAATTAATTAGATGTTTATCCACAGTTCTTGCTAAAGCAAATCCCATTTCTTTGGAATAAATTGAACGAACCGAATACTCATTCTTCAACTCATCAATTTCACCAATGAATGAATGTGCCAATAGCATATCGTCCAAGTTAATTACTTTTTCCGCATGTTTTATTTGCGTTCCAAGTATTTCACTTCCGATTGTATGGTAACTCGAACTTACACTCCCTGTGACTGGGAACTTCGCAGAATGTCCTTTATTAATTGTTCTTACAGTGGTCATTCCTAACATTTGATTTTCTCTATCAAACATAGAAAGTACCTCACCTGCGTAAACCTTTAAAAAAAGTGCATTTGCATCACCTGCCCCTGAAGCCTGTCCAAGTCTGCTTACTGTTGCGTCTGACATTATGTTTACTCCTTATTGTCATTGTTTAACAAATACCTATTTTCATTTAGGAAAGTTCTCAGTCGTAACTGGCTATCTTAATTTTTAAATAGTCATCTCTCTCTTACAAGAGATGAGATGGTTTTTTCGTAGACATGTTTTTTTATACTTTTTTCGGTACTAATCATTGTAAGAAAATCAACACCATTATACATTTTAACATAAGTGTTTTGACTAACAGCTAAACTACTTCCACTAGCCAATAGTGCAAATTCAGAACAACCACTTACAGTAATAAATATTATAAATATAATTATTAATTTCATCTTGACCTTCTTCTACTTCGTCTAATTTGTTTTTTACTTCTGCCTTTTCTTTTATTTTTATTCATTGTGGAAGTTATAGGTTTCTTACCTATTGAAGTACCTTTATAAGTTTTTTTATAATTTACAGTTGCACCATACTTAGGTTTAGCCATTTACTTTTTTTTGCCATTACGAATTTTGTTCGTTAAATTCAAACCAAATGAACCTGAAATTAAAGCTAAAATGGAATACCAAAATAGTGGGTCAGCTTTAGAAAGTATCGTCCAACCTCTTTCCATATAATCTTGTGTAAAAGGTAAGAAGTGGCAAATCAGAATAATTCCAAATGTTAAAACTAAATATTCATCTTTCCACGAAGATGTACTTGCTTTTATTTGTTCAACTGAAACAGTTTTAGCAGCTTCTATTTCTCTTACTCTAATAATCTTTTCTTTTTCTAAATGATGAGAAACTTTTTCTATAGTTTTTGAAACTACTAATCTTGCCAATGGATTTTTCACCAATGGCATTAAAAAGTTAAGCATAATTACTTCTACGATTTGAAGATTTAGAACGAATTCTTAAATTTTTTCTAGAATTGTTTCTGGGATTTCCGTCTTTATGGTCTACGTCTTTTCCTTTGATTTTTTTAATTCCCAATCTTTTTTGAAGTAAACGTCTAGCACGTCTTCGGTAAGACCTATCATCTCGGTCTTTCTGACTACGAACTTTATATTCTCTTTTATAATCTCTAGGCATTACATAACTGAAGACCTAGCTAATTTATCAGCTACTTTTTTTCTATAAGATGGGTCTTTTTCGTATCTTGGGTCATTCATTGCATCAGTAACCTGTGAAACACTTTCATAAGCATCAGTAGGTGTTACATCACTAGTTCCTTCAAATAACTCAGGTTGTTTAGGATTGAAGTTCATTCCTGCTTTCATCATTAATCCTGAAACAGCAAATTTAGCTTCATCTAGAGTTCCACCATCAACTAAATTGTTGAATGTGTTTTGTTCAGCTTCAGTTAAATTCTTAGAAGCCCAATCAATTAATTCACCATATCTTTCTTTTCCACCAACGGTGTCATGTATGGTTTTAGTGTGATTATCAGCTAGACTTTTTTGTCCTTCAATATAACCGTCCACCAGGTCTCTTGTTAAACCTTGTTTGGCTAATTCTTTGTAACTGTCTTCAGTTAAAGAACCTTTTTCAGCATATTCATCATAGAATTTTTCTAAAGTTTGAACTCTTTTACCTTCAGGTTCTTTTGAAGGTTCAGGAATTTTAACATCATCTTTAACTTCATTTTTAGGTCTTGAAGAATATTGTTTCTCCAATTCACCGTATGCCCTAGCGAGTTCTTCCGCATTTTTGAACTTTTTAGGCAACCAATTAGGTCTATCTTCTGTTGGTTGTGTTTCTTTCGGAACTTCATTAATTTTAACTCCCGTTCCATCTGAAGATTGAGTAGTGTCTTTATTGACATCAACTCCATCATTTTTTAACTCCTCTACTGATTGTTCTAATGACTTTTCATTAGTGTCAGGTGTTATTTCTATTCTCTCAGTATTTTCCATAGTTTTTTTACTCCTCTTGTCTCAATGCAATTTGTCCATCTTCAAGACTTGCTTGAACATTAGAGTTGGTAAGACTTTTTCCTGCTTCTATCGCCACTCTTGGGTCAGCTAGACTTTTCTGTGCAAATTGTTGAGCTTGTTGTTGTTGTTGTTCTTGTTGGATTTGTTCAGCAGACTTTAATAATCCATCAGTTTCAATTCCATTTGCTACTGCAAATTTCTTAATTGCATTATCAAGATTAATATGTCTTGCTAAAACATCTGCACCTAAAGTTCCTGCAAGGTCAGACATAAACTGTAATAGTTTTAGTCTATCCGATGCTCTACCCAGTGCTTCTAAACCAACAATGATTTTTGGACGCACTATATCTTTAGGTAAATTGGGTAAAAGTTTCTGCTCCCTTAACATTGCAAGTTTTGCTGTAATGTAAGGAAGTTGAAATTCTGTTGTAAGTAATCCATAAACACCGCCCAATGCATCTTGAAGTTCACTGGCGATAAGAGAAATTTCTGTAGCTGTAACTCTCTCAGCTTGTCTTTGAACTGAAGCATTTAATAAAAATGCAAAATTAAGTCTTGTTTCAATTCTATTCATTGTTTCAAAAGCAATTCTAAAATCTGCAAATTTATTTGCCTGAAGAACACTGACATCACCTGAGTTTCCTTCTATGATTGCTCCATTTGGAGCAGAAGATAATGCTGAAGCTCTAGTAGTTCCATTAGGACTAACCATGAATAACATTTTAGCTGAAGCCGAGCTTCCTTCTAAAATAGAACGAGTTAATCCCTCTAAAGATTTCAGGTCACCGAGAAATGCTTCACAGTGACTTCTTCCATAATCCATTCCATCAACACGATTAAATCTTAATGCAATGAATGGGAGTTGGTCTAATTTAATTTCTTTTGTTAAAATAATTTTCTTATTACATTCTTGCATCAACCTAAAATATTTAGGTTCTCTTGTAATGCAGGTATATAATTCTAAATCTTTATCTTTATATTCTTCTTGATTATCTTTACCTTCTAAAACTGCTACTCTAATTTTAGGTGGTAAAGTATTTATATTAATACTTTCTTTAATTATAATTTTTAAAACAGAACCTTGTGGGTCTCTTTTAATAACATAATTATTTAAACGATAAACTCTTAAACCTTTATCTGTTAATCTTAATAAAACATTTCCCGAAACAATTAATTGTTTTAATGCTTCGTATACTGCAACTCTGTCATTAGTAACTTCGAGATTATCCATGACAGCTTTTTCAATTTTATTTAAACCTTCTTCTATTGTTTGTCTTTGCTGTGGGTCTCCTTGAATTTGTTTGTAAACTAAATCATCTACACTCAATCTAAAGAACGGTGAATGAGGTGGGAAAAGTGCCAACATCAACTTTGATGCTAAGTTCATTGTACCTCTTGCCCCAATGCTTTGATATGGGGTATCAAATTGAGTTGCTTCACTTGAACCCTTATGAGGATATAAAGTTGGTATTGTTAAAGCAGCACAATCTCTTGCTCTTTCTAGATATGGTTCTCTATCCGTTTCTAACTTGCTGTATTGTGCCTGAATTGAGCTTTTATCTTCAATTACTTTGTCAGATAAAACATATCTTTCGACCATTTAAAAATTAACCAGTTGGTAAATTCAGTCCTGATGCTGATAATCCTGATGTAAGTAAAGGTATTCTTAATGTACCTCTGCCTACCCTTCGTCTTTGATAAGCTGAAGCAAGATTAATATTCCTTCCCGATGCGTCTGCTGAACCAGGTGCGTTTTGCTTAGTTACTGCACCTGAAACCGTATTTGGTGGTGGTGCAGGAATTGGTTCGGGAGCAGGCATTACAGGCGGACTTGGTGCTTTTATTGAAACACACATATTTAATTTTCCTCTTGTATTTTTCTCTCTTTTATTAAGTGATTTACGACTGACCTTTGTCCTGATTTAAAGAAGACCTGTTTTTCTGTATCCTGAAGGTCAGCACATTTATTCGGAAAAATTTCATCTAAGTACTTAATTAAGTCGTTACTTATTATTGGAATTTTTCTCTTTTTTGTCATTACTGGATACTCCTAAAGTGGAACTTTTTATATTATTTCTCTTGAAAGCTATTTCACCTGCAATCGCACTGTAACCACAGCTATCTATAAAATCGTCTAAATTAAACTTTCCTGCCTGTGTTCTTGCCAACTTTAAAAGTGACATAAGACATGCTACGTCTTCAGGAAAAAGTACTAGATTAAGTTTAAATTTATTTTGAAGATAAGCAGTCCATAATCTAGAAATATTCTCATGGTTAATTACCTTGTCTCCATGTTTGTCATGGCGACTTTCACTAACTAGCTTTTTTGTTTTCTCTAAAATTTCTGTAGTGTTCATATTCATAACTCCATAATATTGGTTGTTGTGTTTTATAATCGTACTCACCATCTCTTAATATCCTGGCAAGTCTTGCCTGATGGTAAACGTCATTAATGTCGTATTGATTTCTGACATATTCTCTAATGACAGCTTCCCATTGTTCTCTAAGTTTTTTCTTATCTAAAAGAACTCTAGATGCTTTAATGTGTCCGCAACCTTTTAATCCTTTATAGCCATCAGTTTGGTCACCTGTAAGAACTTGTGTGCAGAAATTATAGTCTGCCAAGTCATTATCTACTTTTTCAATTTGGTCATCTACAATACAAATTTGCCATGCAGGTATAGTTCTCATATCTTTATCGCCACTTACGATTACACAATTATTTTTATATTTTCCTGTAGCTAATAAACCAATAGTGTCATCACCTTCTAAAACTTTATGAGATACACATTGATGTGTTTTTTCAATCCAGTCTCTTAATGGTTTATAACAAATAGGTTTTCTTATTTTCTTACGAAAAGATTTATAACTACTATCTAATTGTTTTCTGAAATTCTTTGCATCAGAAAAACAAATAATTGGATTTTTGGATTTTGTTAAACCCATATAAAAACCAATTGATTGCTGCCAAAGTTGTTTGGCTAAATTAAAATCAGACCATAAAGTCCAATTATCATTTCCCCAGTTAATAGCTTCTTCAAGTCCTGAAGTAATCTTGTAACTGAGTAAGTCTCCGTCCACTAACATATACTTTTCAGTATTGCTAAAGAACTCATTTATGTTTTTCATATATTTTTTCCATTTTTATTATTGTTGCTCTAGGTAGGACATTCGTGTCACCGAATTGAAATTCCCCTTCGCCATCTTTTGAATAAGAAGCAAATGTTTTTACGAATTTCTTATCTTTAGAAAAAACAAATGCTTCAATTACACATTCTTCAGGTGTAAATGCGTTAAATTCTTTTTCTGTAGTCCACTCAGTTGAACCTGTTGGGTCAAACCAAGTTATTCTATATTTATGATACTTAAATTTATTGGACATGAAATTTTAGTTGTTGGATTTGAAAATCAATTAAATCTTTTGCGGGAACGATATGACCTCTAGAAGTATTATTGTCTCCACCAGGTTTAATGGGATACTCTTTAATAAATTCTTTTAATAAATTAGTTGGATAAGCTAACCAAATTTGGTCGTCATCACTTCTCTCTTTTGAATATAAGCAAAAGGCATAGTTTTTTGCAGTTGTTACATTAATACCCGAAGGTTTTCCCCTGCTTTCTGTCTCTATATATAGGTTGCCTGTTCTATGCCAAATTCTATCACACTTACATTCAACAGTTCCTTCTACAAATTTTTGGAATGCGTTCTCATACTTTTTGCCAAACTGCAAATCTTTGTCGAACTGATTAGTGTGTGTCACTCCAATTTAAACCTGTTTTAATTTCTCCTGCCAATGGACATTTAAAATCAAAATAGTCTTGTGTTTTATTGAACATTTCTTTTGCTATGGTTTTAAACTTTTCGACTTTGTCTTTTAGAACAACAAACTGCATTTCATCATGAACATGTAAAACCATTCGATAGTCGTCACCCCATTTGAAACCTGCTTTTTCTAAATCTCTATTAAGTATGATTGTTCCTGCTTTAACTAGTAAAGCTCCTGCCGATTGAATTAATGTATTTAAAGAACTGTACTCAGCTCTACACATTAATTTTCTTTTATCTAAACCATAAATCCATTTTTGGTTTCGATATTTTACTTTAACTGCATCATTTAAATTTTTTAATGCAGGTAATATTTTTTCAAATTTATTTCTTATTCGTCTTGCTTCTTCAAGATTGACGTTAAGGATTTCGCTGAGTTTTTGATTTCCGCAATTATAGATGTAAGCATAAATGAATGTTTTAGCTTTATCACGGTTATCCAGTCCAAGAAGTTTAGAATTTTTGGCATGTATATCATCTTGAAGTAATGCCTTTTTAAAATCCCCATTGTCGTAGCGATACAAATAATTTGCCACACAACGAAGCTCCAGGCTAGAAAAATCAATCCCCAACATAACCATGCGGGAAGGAGCAATAAAGAGCTTACGCATCGAACTACCGTACTGAACGGACTTTGACGCACATTGCGCCAGGTTCGGACTATAATGGGTGCATCTGCCCGTAACTGCTCCGTTAGTGATAATTTTTCCATAAATTTTTCCTTTTTTGTTTAATTTTAAATATGAGTTGTCTCCATCAGCTAACTGACCAAGACGTTTTTGTACCATTAAGTGTTCTGCTAAAAGTTTTGCTTCAGGATAAGGAAGTTTTTTTAATATTTTTTCTGTAACTTCGGGTTTTCCTGTAGCTGTAAAATCTTTTGGCTTCCACCCCAATACTATTTTCAATCTGTCTGCAATGTGGTCTCTAGAATTAGGATTAAAGATTTCAGTTTTAAATTGTTCCACTGGAACACCTGCTTTAATTCCTCTCTTTCGATTATCTCTTTTATAAGTTTTAAATCCTAAAGATTTTTTCCAGTTACCGAAGACTAGAGAAAGTTGTTCTTCTAACTCTAGTCTTCTTTTTGTAAGGATTGAATGTAGCGACTGAGCAGTCGTCTCGTCAAAATCAACACCACCACGTTCTTGTTTATTTATCCAGTATGCAAAATCATGTTCTAATTTAATTGCATCTTTAGAATAATTTTGTTTTTCAATAGCTTTATAAAGTAGATAACAAACTTCAACATCTCGTTCACAATAATCTTGCATATCCTTAGTCCAAACATCAAAAGTATTATGTTGTTGAAAATCTCCTTTACGAAGTCCTAATCTATATCCCCATGCCTCTATACTGTGCTTACCATATAGTTTAGGTGGTAATTCTTTATATCTCCAATCTTCTTCATTTCGATTTGTCCAAATCAAACGTGAACACAAAAGTGTGTCTAAGATTTCTCCTTTATACTCAAAACCAAAAACTTTTTTAATTGCAGGAAGGTCAAAAGAAAGTAGTGAATGTCCTATTAATAAATCTGCTGATTTTAGTAACTGTAGACCTTCTTCTAGATGGTCAGGATTATAACTATATTTTTTACCAGTCGTTATGTCCTTAAATGCCATGCAATGAATAGTGTCTAGCTTGTCGAGAAACCCATTGGTTTCTACGTCAATGACTAGTTTCATTTTAATGTATTTGCGTAACGGTAATTTTGTCTGTGCTAGGAAGTATGTGTTCTATTGATTTGATTGCTTTTGAAATTATGTATTTTGCTTCATGGTCTCCACACATAATAACTGGATAAACATTCTCATATTTGATTGAGTTATAAACAGCAGTCATAATAGTTTTACATGTCTCAAAAACTAATTGTTGCTGTGTTTTTGATAATTCCAGGTAATCTTGTTTATCTATTAAAAATGAAAGAATAAATTTTGTTAGTAATTTATCATTCATCAAAATCACCTTCTGATAAACGTCCTGTTTCTTTATTGTAAAGTAAAGTACCTGCAATTCCTGTGTCACCACTAAATCTATTCTTCAAAACTCTGACAGTTAAAATATTATTTTCTGTTTCTGATTGTTGGTTTCTTTCAAAAGAAATAACTTGATTTGATAAAGTTGCTAATGAATGAGAACCTCTAAGATGTGAAAGACTTACTTGTAATCCTTCTTCATGTGAAGTTTTACCTTCAGGTCTTCTCAAGTGAGAAACAACAAACATTGCACAATTTAATTCTGAAACTAATTGTCTCAGTTGTGTCATAATATTATCTATTAAACGTCTCTCATCAGAGCTTTCGATTGCAGTAATTCCACTAACAATCATTCCAATATGGTCTAGAAAAATATATTCACAGTCTAAAGACTGAACCATATATCTAATTCTATTTAATAAGTCGTTTACATCTGATGAACCTAAATGTTTGTAAAAAGATACTTTGTCTGAAATAAATTTTACTTGCTTATCTAAAAGCTCTTTTGAAACTTTTTCTCTAACTTCATCTTTATGAATAGGTGCATTTACTAAAACTGAAACTAATCCATCAATACTTCTTTGAACATCTTCTTCTAAAGCAATATATCCAACTTTATGACCTTGTAATAATAAGTGTGAAGCTATTTCACGACAAACTGCTGATTTTCCTGTGCCTGTACCTGCACATATTAAATTTAATTCACCAAGTCTAATACCACTTAATTTTTTATTTAATCCATTCCAACAATAAGGAACACTTTTAATTTTTTTTCTTTGATAGAATAAATCAATGATTTTTTGACCTGTAATAATACCTTGTGGAGTATATGTTTTAGCTTCCCATACAGCTTCAATAATTTTATGACCTTTGTTTTTTTGTAATAACTCATTTGGGTCTTTAGCTTGTAATCTTGCTATCTTAACTTTTTTAACTGGAAGTAAATTTGCACATTCTACTGAAGCACGTACTCCTGCTTCATCATTGTCTAGCATTAAAATAATACTTTCAAATTTACTAAGCCATTCTAATTCTCTTTTAATATATTTTTTCGCTGATGCACTTCCGCTAGGCACAGATACAACAGGATATTTATTATTTTGGCATTGAGATATTGACATTGCATCTATCTCACCTTCGGTTATGACAACCATTCGCCCACCATCTCGCCATAAAGGTTGTCCAAATAAAGTAATTTCGTCTGTATCACCTAACCAAATAAATGACTTGTCAGAAAATCTTAAATGTTGTGCAACTTTATTATAATTTTTGTCATAGTAATTTGCGATATGACACTGCTTATTATTATAAGTACCAGTTTCATAATTAAATACTTTACAAGTTTCTGAATTAATTTTTCTTCTTGGAAGTGCTTCTGTTATTCCTGTTATCATATCTTTAAATTCTGTTTTTGGTTTTGGTTGTTGGTCAAGAACTTGACCGTTATGTTTGATGTAGATTTTACAACCGAAGCAGTAAGAATGGTTTTGATATATGGCTAAATTATCCCTACTGCCGCAATTGTTACAAGGAGCATGACCAAGAAACTTTTCTTCAGACAACCCCGTCATCTCGGAGTTCCTGTAAATCGGCTTCACTAGTCAAGCCATCTTGATATTTGTAATTAGGAATATCTTCATGCAATAAATAATCTCTAACATCAAAACTAGGACAAAATTTCTTATCGTCCAGTTCTCTATGCCCAACTATTCTTGCATCAGGATATTTTTTGATTAATCTTGTTAATTCTGTTTTTAAACTTTCCCATTGTTCACCAGTAAAATTGTCTTCTTCTTCTTTCCAATTATCTTCTTTAGCTCCACCTATAAGGCAAAGATTAAAAGAAGTATGATTATAGCCTTTAACTGCTGCTTGTACGTCATCATCTCCACGACCTTGTTCTATAGTTCCGTCTCTTTTAATAACAGTACCATAGCCAATTTTAAGCCAACCTTTTTCTCTGTGCCATCTGTCAATTTCTTTAGCACCAATCTTTTGGGACGGTCTCGTTTGAGAACAATGAATAACAATGTATTTAGTTTCTTGTCTTGCCATTTTGTTTTTCCTTTACTTCGCTTAACCAGTCTTTTGGGAATGGTAATTTTGTTGATTGTACGCAATGATATTTGAACCCAAAAAGTTCGCACCATTTTGCGTATGTTGTTTTTGATTTTTTACCTATCTTTGTTTTTGAATTAGAAAAGATAAATCTAATATCAAATTCGGGGTGTTGTGCTTTTATCAGCTTCATCTTTTTTCTATCTGCTGATTGAAAAGCTCCTTTAGTTTCTACAATGATATTACATTTAGAAATTGGAAAATCGGGAGTGTAAGTTTTTTTAGTTTCAGGAGAGGAATAAACAATTTTAATTCCTTCATACACAAACATACAATTATTATTATTAAGGAAATTATAAACTGCTTCTTCCAATCCTGACTTTAACTCAACGGTCTTAGAAATCCGAACTCGCTTGTATTTCTGCCTGTGCATTTGAGTTCGTTTTCTCATTAGTAGGAGCTTCAAAACCATCTTCTTCTTTAAAAAGATTTTGATTTTGTCCTTCAACTAATTTTATTATTTGAGCTGCTTTCAATCTTGCACTTACTCCCGCACCTAACATTGGTGTGTTGTAAGGAATTAATTGATAAGCAACTTTCATCAAAGAACCGCCCCATATACTCTGTGTTGGAGATATAGGATTTTTCTTTGCGTCAAAGAGTGCAGGTCTTTGAGAAAACTTTTCGTTTGTTTTCTTGTTAATACCTGATGCTCTCATTTTGTATTTGAAGAAAACATTGTCTCCTTCAAGTTTGTAAGGTTTAGTTGATGCAGCTTTAACCTTTTTACCTTTAGCTTCACTTGAAACTTTTGCTAGATTGTCTTCAAATGCCTGGTCAATTTCTTTTACCATTGCAGAAGCATCTTGTTTCGCAACTTTTAAGGTAACCTTATATTCACCATGTTCATTAAATCGAACATCAGGTTTACTAAGGTGCGGATAAATCGCTTCACCAACAACACTTACTTTTGTTGTTATATCACTCATATTTATTACTCCTTATGATTGATTGTTAATAGCCAACTTGTCTAGTTAGCTATAAGTGGAACTTAATCAATGCAGTGCTGCATGGAATATGGTAAAAATAAGTTATATACAGAAAAAGATACTTTTCCTCACTAAGTCTATATCTAATGTACCCTTCTCAGGCATAACAGGAAATTTCTTTTGATTTTTCTCAGATAACATTTCATACATTTCATCGGAAAAATTCTTTAAGACATCTTGCTTATAAATTTCACAGAAAGCATCTCTAAGTGCATTTGCCATAGTTTTTGTATCAGAAACAACACAACCAAAACTGTCATGGATTAAGCTAAAATTATCTACACCTGCTTCTTTAGCTTTAACAACAGCTAACTGAAGTACTGCTGCATCTAAAGAATGAATATAATTTGCACAAACAGACTGCCCAGTTTTTCTCTTATCAATTACATTAGTATCTGTTGCTACCGATAACTTAACAATGCTATCTCCCATTTTAGTCTTAACCCGCTTACTCTCTTTTTTATAACACATCATCTGAACTGGAAACCCTAATGGAGTGTGCCAGGTTACAGGAAGATTTTCTGAAGCAACTAACCTTGAAATAGTTTTCAAAAAATTCATAATTTTTCTTGCACCAACAACTACTTCGTTAATGGCTGCCCAAACTATTGGTGTTAAGTATTGTGTTGGTTCAAATAAATCATCACCCCATTTATGTTGAACACCTCTGTCTCTAAATTGTTCAACAATATGGTCTTCAATATATTTCCTACATGAATACCTGGTTAATGAGTATGGTAAGCACATAACTGGTTTCTTACAGATTTTTCTATCTACTCCATAATCCAACCAGGTTTTTGCTATATTATTTTTTTCTTTTTTAAGTTTCTCTACAACCTTTTCAGCAACAAGATTATAAATATCAGAAGGTTTATTTAGCGGAACTAAATTGGTTGCTTCCCCACCAAATTTATCCAACATAAGAGCTGAGTAATGCTGTAATCCGCTATTAGAACAGTCAGCTTGAATGGGTAAAGTAGTTATAAAACCATCGTCAAAATAAGTTTTATTATATTCTTTAAACTCAATGCACCATGCCAAAAAGCAGTATGGTTTATCTGCACTTGCCCACCATGAATATTCCAGTGGTTTATCTGCACAATTGATTATCTTTTCTGCATTATCCTGTACCCACTTAACTCTTGTTGGAAGTTCCTCTTTATCAACTTCCCCATAGAGATTTGCACCTGCTATAGCAAAAGTATCAAAATTATCTCCTATCCTTTTACCAAATTTAAACTTTAGTAAAGCTCTAGAATAATCTGCCGACTGAGGACTTAACATGGCAGGTTTGGGGTAGACCCGAGACCTAAAATCTAGCTGGTAAGGAAAAAAGAAACCACCTTTATTTAAAAGCATTGCAGCTTCTTCTAAAATTTGTCTTACCTGTATCCATTTAGATTTTCTCTTTGCTCTTTCAGTCCATATTTTTGATGCACGTCTTTTCCATTGGATAAAGACTTCATCTTTAGTTGTTTTAAATTGTGGTTTTATTGGTAATTCTAATGCTTCCCAATGTATTGGAAGTTTACCTAAACCAAAATCATTTTCAAAACAGGTTTTAATTACCTCATATATAGGTTTATTAATTACCCATTCCGTATGCTGCATAATGTTTACTGCATTGTATACATCAGACATTTCATGGACTTTGTTTTTTAATTCTTCCAGGTAACGTCTGTTAATAGCTTTTACAAAATTATAGTGCATTATTTATTCTCCTTAATTGTTTTAATGACTTCTTCAGGTTCATTTTTATAGTTATGTTTTTTGCCATAGTATCCACCGACAAATGGATTTTCCCAGTCTCTCGGGGGCATTAGCATCGGCAAATAGGTTGGGAAAAGTGCCTCATTTTTAATATTGAAGTTCTTTATTTCTTCAATAATTTTTGGAGTAGCTTCAACATAAGTAATAGTTTTCTTTTTACTAACCTTACGATTTTGATGTTTTACTAATCCTAAAAATTCACAGAAAGAAATCATTTTACACCCTAAGTGCAACCTGCCTTCCTTACCCCAGTCATCAAACTGAAGTTTATTTTTATTCATGCAATAGACCCATACGTTTCTTTTGTATTGGTATCTATTTGCATTCTGTGGAATATTTTTGCCTTCTAGCTTTTTGGCTATTTTATTATATTCTGTTTTTTCAACGTCTTTAAAAGCAGTAATCCTGGCTTCAAGCATTAAAGCTGTACCAATTTTAATTGCCAATTTATTTAAAGTTGTGTCAGTTGAAATACCATCAATAACATTCTTTAAAACTATTAATGAAACTACGTCCCAAATATTTTGATTATTTTGAATAAAGACTTCATTATTAAAAGCTGATTTTGGTAGACATTGACACACTAGTTTAAGTGCTATCTGTCTATTACCCGCTTCACCTTTCATCATATTAACAACATCTTTGTTAATTAATTCTGATAATTTGGTTATGTATTTCTGTTGAAAAACAATGCCATATAAAGTGGTACTTTCTTGATTGCCTAATTTGGCATCAACAATAAGGTCATTATATCTTTTGATACCACCCCTTATCATGCCTTCTTCAAAAGCTAATTCTTCTTGTATCTTTTTAGTGTAGTCTTCATTTGATTTGAACTTGCCACCAACACCAACCTTGATTAGTTCTTCAAGTTGCTGTTCCAATAAAGTTTTTTGTTCAACAGACTGGCTTGGTTGAGGTGTGGAATTATTTTTTTCTTTAAGTGTACTCATAGTGTTCCTTTTGTTGTACACTGCTGCAAATGTTGCATTTTCAGTATGAAACACCCTGCTAGACTAGTTGCGAAGTGTTGCGAGACTGATGCACTACTGCATACAGTGTATGATTAATAAAACACGTTGTTATTTATGAATAATATGCGGCAGTGCATGTATCAAACAACCCGCACACGTCCCTCAATCTAGTGCTTATTAAATTAATAAGGAAGTGTGCGAATTATTTTTTGTACTGACGCAACTAATTGCATAAAATGCAACTGCGTGTGCAACTTTCAATTCCATAAGTTTGCTAAATGGTTTGGTGTCCGAGACATGACTTGCACATGCACCCAATTTCTTGGACAGCCCCCTCAAGACTGCGTGTATTCTATTCCACCACTCGGACATCATATTGTTCTGTAATGAAATAGATTTATAACACGTCATGTTTTATCCTTAAACTCTATTTCTAGAGTTATGTCCAATACCAATAGCTGCTTTACCATTAGTAGGACTAGTTTTATTAAGTCCATCAATTGCTTCAACAAGCATATCATCGTTAGAATGAACATAATATTTTTGAGCAGTCTCTATTGTAACTCCACCTAATTCTGCAATAACAGCAGGAACTACTCTTTGTTTGCCGAGCTTAGTCATAAAAGTGTGCCGCGTAATATATGGAGTAAACTCTTTAGGCAAACCACACCACACTCTATATTTGTCAAAATAGGTACGTATCTGTCTTTGCCTAAAATGACCAAACATTCTTTTGTCTTCACTCATGTTTGCTCTATCCCTTAATCTTTCAGCAATTTCTTTTGCCCTAGCGGTTAAAGGAACTTTAGTCCAAACATTAGTTTTTGGTCTGTAGAAATAAACATGGTTCTGTTTAAAATTTACATCATCAATTTTAAATTGTAAGAACTCTGTTTTATATCTCATACCAACGTCACATAACCATACGAGTGCGTCTGCGAAATCATGGTCTCCCATTTCATTGCATTTATCTAGAACCATTTTTTCCTGCTCTGAACTCAAAGCCATTTTTCTTTTCTTGGCTATAACAGGTAAGTTCTCCCAACCCATATTGGTTATTCTTATGTCAGGATTTAAGAGTTTCTCCTGCTGTAACAAACCCCTTGCTATAGCAAATCTGAAAATATCTCTTAATAATCCCAAACGAACATTGATGGTTTTTGTACTGTAAGTTGCCATGTGGTTTGATTTTCTTTCCACGATAGCTTTCTTACAGTGTTCTATGAAACCTTTGTAATATTCATAGGTCTGCATTTCATCAAGTCGTATGTCGTATGGAAAATAATTAAAAACATCAATTGCGTAGTATTTGATATTCTCGTCATTTCCCGTTGTCACCTCTGCCCACCTCTCTGTAAATAAAGCATCATAAGTAGGTTTTAGTGTTCCAACAGCACGAACCTTTTTCAGTTCTCGCTGCCCAACCCCTTTTTGAGACAGTCTTGTTATAGCTAAAACTTTTTCTTTTTTAGCTTCTTCAAGAGCTGCACTGAAAGTTTTTCTTCTTTCAATATCACTCATATTGGGTTGATAGTTAATCTTAACCGCAACAAAGTCTTTTAATGTGACTTTCTTTTGGTCTCGAATAACATTTTTTCTTGTTTGTACTCTGAATGAAGTGCCAGTCTTACTTAACTGTATTCCTTTTGGCAGCAACATTCGTGTATCAATATGTGTCATAGTTTTTTCTCCTTCCTATTTTATATTGATTACTTTTCTCATCTCAGGGGCATAAGGTTGTTCAACGGTTGTTGAACCAATCAAATGCTTCTGAAATTTCTTACCTGCATTAGTTAACTTGACCCAACTAAACCTTGCGTCCACATGTGGGTTTTTCTTTTCAGCCACTAATCCAAGTTGTTCATTTAAGTAGTTTAATGTCCTACTTAAAGAAGATTGATTTATATTCCGACCAAACAATTTTCTGAAGTTGTCCGAAATATTTTCGACATTCATAGCTTCCTCTCTCATACAGAGAAGAACCTTGAAAACTGCAATGTAATGAAATGGTATTCCATTAGCATGTAGTTTTTTGCCTGATGTTCTTTCTTCAGCTTCTATTCTGTCTAAAAATAGTCTGTCGAAATGTAAATTATGAATTACTTTTTCGATGCTTAGTGCCATCAGATTTCTCCTTTCTGTGTTTTGCTAAATTCAACACAGAAGCATTGTGATGGGACTGTCGGGTTATATAAACTAATGCTTTTATTACTTCTTCCATAGCATCATAACCGAATAGACTAACAACATTATTCTTCTTAACTGTTTTATCAAAAGAATATTCTATTGTTACATTACCAATTTTAACAGAACGACTTTTTTCATATTCGTTATTAACTAATTCAACTTTATGAAAAAAAGGTTTTGTCCAAATACCTGTTGCTGTCGGATATTGTGTTTGAAGATTTCTTATAAAGTAATCAAAATCACTTTTACGAAATAGATTTCTTCCTAACTTCCAACATCTACAGTAGGCATGTGATAGTAGCCATATTGCTTGTGTTAAATATTTAGCCATATTTTTATATTTATTAACTATTACCATTTATAGAGTTTTTCCTTCCTATGCACAAGTGCAATCATTGCTGAATACACTTTATTATTGAAAAAATAGATAGTCTGTTGCATTATGGACTACCTATTCCATTCTTAATTTTATTGTTCCATTTTGTAACAATCTTAATGAATAGCTTCTTAGATTTTAAAGGAAGTTGTTTTAAGTGATTATCTTTAACTCCTTCTGTATCTGTATAAACAAAATTGTCTAATGCTTTTATTGCGTTTTGTAACTGATGTTTATTTAACATTCTATATCCTATTCAAATTGGTCTTCTGCGGTTTCAACTATGACCACTTCAGTTGCAAAAGGAGCTTCTGCAAAAGATAAAAACTTTTTAGCTTTATCCTTTAACTCCTTTGCCAATTCCCCACCTGCTGCTTCATTAGCAGGTGAAGTTAGGTGGTCTATAGCTGTAACTTTAGTGAGTATTTGCATTGGTATCCTTACTAACAAGCATTGGAAAATACTTAGCCATTAGCCTGGTTTTCCATTTTTGGTATGTCTTACTACCTCGTAATGGTTTAACGAAATTAGGACTATCTAACATCTGTTGTGTAATAGATGCGTTGTGCCTAACTGTTTGCGATACAGATAAATCTACATCACAAATCTGTTTGCTTTGTTGTTTCAAGAGGTCATACGTTTTGAGGTCTAATGAAACATTCTTAAATTTAGAAGTATCAGTCATTAGTGCATACTCCTCAAATGTTTTGGTACTTTAGAATATCTGAAAAGATTTTTTTCAATCAGACGTTTCTTTATCTCATCATTAACATTTGTTTGATTTATTTCCTTACCCTGCTTTTTAAGTATAGCTTTGACAAGGTTGTCTGATAGACCATGTGTTTTTTCCATGTATCTAGAGACCATTCGTTGATTACTCATTCTACTTATCCTTACCCTTTCATCTTCCTGGTTAATTTTAAGTGGCTAAAAGTATTGATGGTAGAAAGTATGAAAGGAGATGAAAACCCATCAACCTTTTTTAGCCACTGATACTATTTAAACATTTTAAAGTGTTCATTCAAAGTCAAACACCGAAATGAAATTCTCATCACTAATAAGATTTCTCATCACTGATAAGAATTGTTTTCACATGAAACTGTCGTAGTTTTTTTCTTATTAGAGTTGTTTAATTTAATAAACCTTTTGCTTTCTTAACTGCTTTAGCAGAAGTTATTTTCCTGATGCTTCTCCACCAGGCATTAAAGGTTTTGAATGAATTTAATTCTAGACCCTGCTTCTCACGAAAATTTTTAAAATATTCTGAAAGCCATAGTTGGTTTTGAGTATATTTTGGTTTTCCTGCCTTCTTACGTTCTCTTACTTTATTGTCATACCACTCTATTAATTCAAGATAAGCTGTAGGTTCTCTGAGTAATTCCTTAGTAAATCTGTGGTGTTTATAGCTTTTTTTAATACCCTGACAAATATAGAGAAATGCTTCTAAAACATTACAATTCATGGCTTCTGCAACATACCTTAAATTATCCCAGTCTTTTACAATGTAACCATGCTTCTTCTCTGCAAATAACTTAGCAATATCTACAGTATGAGTTAGCTTATTTGTCTTCATATAACTATCTACCCCATAAGCATTGAATGGTATTTTTGATGTATCAATCTCATCTAAGACTGGAAATTTACCACTTAAATCAAATGGATTTGGTGGGTGGAATATTTTTAATTGTTTATTCGCTTCATATATTCCACTTTTTAATAATATTCTTCTTAATGCTTCCTGTTCAGGAAAATAATTAGAAGCAAACTTTTTATTTACTTCTTGAAGCTGTCGATGAAACTTTAACAGTGGTTTAAAAGGTTTCTCAATTCCTTCTCTTAATTGTTTAATTCTTGTTATATTATCTTTATATCTTTTATAACTTGGATTGTATTCTTTGTAATGAAGTACTCTCCAGGCATTTGCTCTTGATAAAGGTTTATTCATATAAAGATAAGGTGCTTTCTCTTGTTGTATTGCTATCGTAAATAGTTGTGCATCAGTTAAATGTTCACAATAGTGAGTTTCTTTATATCTTTTAGTTTCTTCTTTTTGGTCTAGAAGTTCTTCATAAGATATGCCTTGTATCTCTGCCAATTTACGCATAAGTCTTTCAGCATCTTTAGAAATCTTTTCTTTTCTTAAAGTATCTGCAAAGTCCTCAACACTTCCTTTGATTGGTGCAGTTCTTACTACAGGAGCAACAACCTGTCGTAGTTTTGACCTTTTAATTAGTCTTCTTTTACTTCTTCGGGTTTCCATAACTTACATTGGCAAGGAAAAGATAATTACACCAAGTAAGAAAGTACAAACCATAAGTGTAGCCAACAGGTTTAATACTTTAGTAATTCGTTCTTCGATTTGTGTTTTAGTTAAGGGTTTCTTTAATCTAGCCATACAACCAATATACACATCAAATGGCACTTGCACAACGTCAAGACTAAACCAATTTCGTAATAAACATTGCGGACTAGAGTTTAGTCTCCAACATCTAAAACAGATAATGAGAGAGATAAACGAAATTAAAAAAATTCAAAAAAAATCTCATTAAAGTTGAAAAAGAAATGCAAAAG